ACACTCATAATAAGTTGCTCGATATTGTCCAGACTTGCTGGATTTGAGTTGTAAGCAACTGCTACTGAAATTGTCATATTGATTTTGGTACGAACTAAAGATTTGCTGATTGTTTCTAATTCTAAGAAATGACTATCTGGCACAATAACGACTGCTGGCGGAATGACTGATTCTGGTACAAATGAGTAAACGTTACCTGCAACTGTGCCAAGTGCTGTTGCTAAAGGTTGTCTGACTGTTGAAAGAATTGTTGAAGCGGTCATTATTGAGCCATGCTTTCGCCGTCAATATAAGAACCTAATAAACCTACGCAACGATTAAACAATGATCGACCCATGCGGAATGGTGTGGCAGTAAAATCAACGCCTTCAATTTGTCCACCACCTGCCAGGCGTGATTGGAATACTTCTAAAGATACTGCGAATACTGCTGATCGAACGGCTTGATTGCCAACATAAGTTGAAGCAGCTGTAAGGGTTGCTGTTCCTGATGGAATGATATTTGCGCTCGCAACATCTGCGTTTGTAATGGCGCATGAGAATGTATATTGTCCAAGATTATCTGCCAAGATTGTGCGTGTTCCATTGTAAGGTGCTCCGCATCCTGCAATAACTACTGATTGACCTTCTGTAAATTCATGAACTCCGACTGTTGTAAACGAAGCCACGTTGTCGGTTAATGATGCCTCTTGAATAGGGCTTTTAAATGAAACTAACATTGGAAGAATTACAATTTCGGCAGTGTCAATTATGCCGTTTAAATATGTGTCATCATAAAGAGCAGACGACACACCGAGTACACTTCTCAACTCACTTGCTGAAATAATGCTAGGCATGTCGTCCTCTCTTTACTCCCATTACAAAGATGCCAGAGATCGGGAGCAACCCCTGGCACTATTTTGATTTAGGCTACTGTTAACTTACGGAATGCAGTTGGGTAGCGGTTAACTACTGCAACATAACCATAAACACCAATCTCAATACGGCCATTTGCAACAATGTTGGCACGTAGTTCGATTCGTGGTGACTCATGGAAGCGCATTGCGTTTGATGGGTAAACCAATGCAAACTTGTCGCCTGTGTAGTTAGGATCTACAACTAGAGAAAGTCCTGCGACTGTACCCTGTGTCGAACCTTGAGAAATTAGACCGCCAGCATTCTGCGGAAGCGCAGCTGCAAATAGTGGTCGGTTTGAACCATCAACTGCTGAAAGCAAGCCGGTGAAGCTGACTGTTCCTGCTGCTGTTGGAGCAACACATAGACGGTTTGGAGTTGAGCGAGTTACCTCGTATGAATCAGCAATTCCGTCAGCGATTGCTGCGTAGATTGATGCTCCAGTTGAAGCTGCTGCTGCATCACGTGCAAGACCTAATGCATAAGCATCTGTCTTTTGTGCGTAGGATGCTGCTAACTCACGTACTAATAAATCAGCGAATGATCCGCCGTCAATAGCACTTCTATCGAATAGCTCAACATTGACCACGTTTGCGCCAAAAAACTTGACCACTGAATCTTCTTGATAGGTGACAGTTGTATCAGTTGAAGATGCTTCTGCACCTTCTGCAGTTAAAGCAACTGTTGCTTGTGTTCCAAGTACAGGAGTGAAAATCTTCATGCCTGTTGCTGGAAGTGGAGCGCGCTCGATTGAATCGATGAATGGACGTGATGCGTCAATGATTCCAATTGCATCGCGTAGGTAGTTAGGTGGAACAGAACCTGTATTCTCAGATACTGTTGCAATTTGTAATGCAGCAACTAAGTCGCGTGCATCTGTGTCGCCTTGAAGAGCGCGAACCTGTGCGTTTAGATATTGTCCTGCAGTAACATTCTCGTTAACACGTGGCTTTGTGTAAGCAACGTAGTTTGCTGTTACTACGGGAGTGGTTTGTGCCGCTTCTACCGCTTCGGATGCGATAGGGGCTTCTGAAATAATCTCAGACACTTTTTCCTCCTGTGGTTGTTCATCCGTAGCGGTTGCTTCGGAATTCTCTGGTGTTTCGCTTGCAGCAACTTCTTGAACGCGTGCTGAATCGATTGCTGGCTCTGTTACAAGTGAAACTTCTTGAAGTGTGCTTGCTTTGATTCTTAACACGCCCTCTTCGTTTTTCCATTCGTTAATTTTTACGCCAACGCTAAATCCGTCACGTAATCCAGTTGCAGCCTCTTCCAATGCGTCATCTGCAGAAAATGTTTTAGCCAGACGGAAGGTTGCTTCCAAGCCTGTATCTGTTGCAGTTATATCAATCAATTTTCCTAATGGCTTTGTTCTTTCGTGCTCAAGCAATAATTTGACTGGCTTTGAAAAATCGATACTGTCCTTCTCAAACACTGTTAATCCTGCACTGGTTGAACCTTGCTCATCCCACGTAACGATTTTGCCTGAGATAGTCCGCTTGTTTGTATCAGCAGCTGTTATTTCTATTGGGAAATTAATCTTCATCGGATTAAGTCCTCCTCTTCTTGTATTTGCTCAATGCTCATCGCACCGATGCGGTTTAGGATCTCGTAAACTTGTGCACGCTCTAATGCTGAGCCACGTAGGAAATCATCAATATCAAATCGTGTTTCAATTCCATTAGGGCAGAAATCTGCTTGGCTTAGACGTTGCTCAATTGCCGTAAGAATTGGACGAAGCGAGAAATCAATAAGTGCTTTGCGCTCTGCAGTCATGTTTGAGTATGTCATCGATGTAGTTTCTGCAGATACGAATGAGGCCGGTATTCCTGAAGCTCTTGCAATTTCTAAAGCAAGATATTGACGTGCTTCGTTTAGTTGTAATTTAGCAGGATCAAATCCAAGTGCTTGCAATTCAACATCAGCATTTAAAAATGCAGTTGATCTTGTTTGACGGCTTTGTGTCCAGGATGAAAGTAATTTTGAAATACGCTCTGGAGTTAGATTTGTGCCATTTGATTTTAAAACCATTTGAGGCATTGGCTCTTTGGCATACATTTCTGCAGCCTTTTCTAATTCAGCAGCTGCTTTAATTGTGCGACCTGCTCGATTCAAAATTCCTTCATCTAATCCGTTGAATACAATTAAAGATCCCAAACCAAACGGCGGTACGCGCTTTTGATCGACTGTGTAGTATTCGATTTCTGTAGAATCAGCATTTAATGATGCAAATACTCTGCTAGGTGCAATTCTTGTCCATGCACGAATTCTGGAAGCATCTGTTGAAGAATAGGAATCCATAACCATTCCATAAGCCACGCCGTATAGCAAAAGATCCTCTGCGATCCAGGCGTAAATTGCAGAACCAGCAACACGTGGATCTGGTTGCATGATTACACGATTTGGACGGATGTGCTCATTTGTAAAATGGTTATATTGCTCAATTGGTAATGAACCAATTGTTGAACAGATTATGTTTCTTGCACGTGCTCCCGACGGGATAGCCATGTATTGCTCACGTGTTGCAGTTGTACTGCCAAATAGAATTCCGCCAACTAATTGTTGGGAATTGTAGGGTGCAAGTGCCGCTAATACATCCAGCGGATCAGTTGTTTGTTTTGCTGTGAAGCGATCGAAGATTCCCATAATATGAGATGAATTATATCATTATTTGAGATTAACCGATTTGGATGTCAACCTCTGTTTCAACCTGTGTCGCAAAGTAAGACACAAGAGCGCATGCAACACTCGCACAAACCGCGACCCTTGACGCTCTCCTGCCAATAATCCATGCGCCATCTCCGTAGGGCAATCTTGCAGCTGATAAAACCTGTTGCGTTAACTCTTCTTGATCGCCATGCTGTAAACGATGGCTGTTGATTGCTCCAAGCCAGCGATCGCACGATTCTGAGTAAATTGCGCCATCCATGTCAGTTGTTGGGATTCCTGCTTGCTGTAATCGACTGGCAACTGCAGCAGCTGTTCTTTTGCTGTAAGCAATGGTTTCCACCTGGTATTTGCGATAATACGGGGCAACATCGTTGGCAATTGCTAAATCATTTAATGAGAAGTCATTTGACCAGGTATGAAGTAACTGCACATAAAATCTTTCACCTGGCATTCTTTGTGCAGCAACTAAAGCACCAAACTTTCGATCTGGACTTAAATCCAATCCCATCCACATTGTTTTCTCAGGATCTAGTGGAATTGGCTCAATTGCACAGGATTGCCATTTTTGTGCATCTACAACTGAATTAATGGTGTCTACCCATTGGCATAAAACTTCTGTGCGCACAATATCTGGCGGATCATTAATAACCGCTTTTAAATTGTCTGGATGGATCGTTATGCCTAAAGATGGATTGGCTTGAGCGAACGCTTCCCAGTTCGGCTCACCCGACGGAAGGGTGATAGGAGTGTTTGGTTCAGCACTCCATTCAAACCAACCAATATCATCATTTGTACCTCCAGCAGCTGCTAATGCTCTGGATCGTAAAGAGTTTAATACAATCGAATGCTGATCTCCTGCATTTGAATAAATCCAAGTCTGAGGATTTTTTGCAGCCATCATTGTGTAACGCATAGATGACCAAGCATCTTGATCTTTATATTCACGCAATTCATCCATGTGGATTGTTTCAGGTTTGCTGATACCACGTGATGCGTTATTGCTTGCTTTGATAACGATACGGCGATTACCCTTTAACTCTAACTCTTCTGCACCATGTTGCCATCGAATCTTTTTGACCTCTGATGCAAGTTTGTCATTTTCTTCGATTAAGGCAATTATCTGTCGAAAGGTTTCCAGGGATGTTGTAAGTCTGTGAGCCGATGCAAGCTGTAAGCCCTCGCCCCAAACATAGGCTCCAGTCAACATACGGAGCATCATGAATGTGGACTTGCCATTTTGCCGAGCAATCACCAGCCCATTCTCAGAATGATGCCATCTCCCGTCTGGCTTAACCTTGTGCCCATGAATCGCAACAAACTTCTGCCATTCCATAAGTGGGATACCGATCTCAGCTGCAAAGTCGATCATCTCTTGACCTTTAGACGGCAGATCATTGAGTTTGGAGTGAATACGTGGAGTTGCCACACCTCCTATTTTCGATTGAGCCTGATCTAAAGCGATCTGGTCTGATTCAAGCATGTTTAATCTGATTCAAAAGGATCGTGTCCGATCGAGGTGTTTCGTCGGTTAGAAAGATCAAT